CGCGGAACACCTCCAGCACTGGACCCCGTTCGGGAACGGCATCGTGCTGGACCCGTTCGCCGGGAGCGGTAGCAGCATCATCGCCTGCGAGCTGGCGGGCCGCCAGTGTCGTGCAGTCGAGATCGAACCCACGTTCGCCGCCGCGATCCTCGACCGATGGGTGCGGTCTGGGGGAAGCCGGCCGGAGGTGATGTCGTGAGCGAGAGGGCGAAGGATGCGGCCGCCCGCGTGCTCGCCGCACAGGCTAAGACGCTGATCGCCCGCGTCGCTAGGGGGGAGCGCCTAACGGCGAGCGAACAGAAGATCCTGGACCGCTACACCGCACAGCAGGCGGAGCCCGGAGGCGATGCCCCCGCGACACTCGCCGGCGGACACTCTCTGCGCGCGCTCGCGGCCGCCTTCGGCACGACCCATCAGACACTGGCGACGCGGCTCCGCGAGGCCGGACACGACACTGGCCGGGGCAAGGAGTTCACCGTCCGGCAGGCCTACGAGGCTATGGCCCGCGTCACGGACATGCGCCAGGCGACGGACCGCGCGCGCCTCCGCGTGCTGGAGGCCGAAGCTGCGCTGAAGGAGCTGGAGCGGCAGAAGCTGGAGCATGAGCTGGTTCCGCTCGACGAGGCGCTCGCGAAGGCCCGCGACCTCGTCTCTCCGCTGGCGAAGGCCGTGACCGGGATGCCTGCGCGGCTGGCCCCCCGCGTGAATCCAGCCGATCCCACCCACGCCCGCGCCGTTCTCGACCAGTGGGCGCGTGACACCTGTACCCTGATCCAGTCCCGATGCGCACCGACCAAGAGACAGCGATCCGCGAAGCGGTAGCCAGCGAGTGGGCCATGCCGCCCGACATCACCGTCACGGAGTGGTGCGAGCGACATCTGGAGCTGACCCAGCTCCAGACCGATCAGCCCGGCCCGTACTCGACCTCCATCACGCCCTACGTGCGGGAGGTGCTGGAGTGCGTCCGTGACCCCGAGGTCGAAGAGATCGTCCTGTGCTGGGGGGCGCAGACGACAAAGACGATGACCCTGATGGCCTCGGCTATCTGGCTCTTGGCTAACTCTCCGCGCCCGCTCCTCTGGGTGATGCCGAACAAGGACCTCGCGCAGTCGTTCTGCGAGAATCGCCTGCGCCCGCTGATCCAGACCTGTGCCCCGCTCTACGCCACTCGGACCACCGACCGCCACCGATGGAAGAAGACCGAGATGGCCTTCGATCGGGCCGTCCTGAATCTCGTCGGCAGCAATAGCCCGGCCAACCTCGCGAGCCGCCCCGCTGGAGCCCTCGTGATGGACGAGGTCGACAAGTTCGCGGAGGCCACGGACCGCGAGGCCAATGCGCTCGAGCTCGCCGAGTTGCGTACCCGCACCTTCGCAGGTCCTAAGGTCTGGAAGGCCTCGACGCCTTCAACACCGGAAGGCCCAATCTGGCAGGCGTTCCTGCGCGGTGACCAGCGTCGCTATGCGATGCCCTGCCCGCATTGCGCGGGCCTCGTGATCCCCGTCATGGACCCGGCGAAGTCGGCGCTGGCGGCAACCGGCATGGAGGCCCCGCTGCGCTGGGACCAGGACGCCAAGGGACCGGATGGCTGGGACCACCGGCGCGTCGAGCAGTCAGCGCGGCTGGAGTGCCCACACTGTCACGGGCACATCCTCGACCACCACAAGACCGCGATGCTCCGGGCGGGCCGCTGGCTACCGACCAATCCCAACGCGCCCGCTGGGGTGCGCTCCTACCACCTCCCGAGCCTCACGGCCCCCTGGACGAAGACCCGGTGGGGCCGCCTCGCCGTCGAGTTCCTAAAGGCCCAGAGCAGCCTGGAGGGGCTGAAGGGCTTCATCACGGGCACGCTCTCCGAACCCGACATGCTCCAGTGGGAGGGCGGCGGAGCGGCGCGCACGGAGAGGATCGTCGTGCCAGGACAGGCGGAGCCGCTGACACAGACGGCCTTCATCCTAACGGCCGACAAGCAGAAGGACCACCTATGGTGGGTCATTCGCGAGTGGGCTCCGGGCGGAGCGTCGCGGCTCCGTGCCTGGGGCCGCTGCGAGACCGAGGACGACCTCGACGAGGTGCGAGGGCAGTACGGAGTGGCCGCCGACCTAACCGGCATCGACGACGGCTACGAGGGGGCTGTCGTGCTGCGCGAGTGCATGCGCCGTGGTTGGTTCGCGATGCGCGGGGAGGACCGGCGCGGGTGGCCCGAGCACCAGCCAGACGGCCGCGTGATTGACCGGCCCTACCGCGTCCGCCTCGCCGATCCACTGATCGGTCAGGAGGGGCAGGGCACGCGCACGGTGTCGGAGCTGCGCTTCGCGGCCCCGACGTGCAAGGACATACTCGCACGCCTGCGGCGTCCCGACCGGTCCCCGGTCCGCTGGGAGGTACCGGAAGAGTACGCCACCGACGAGTATTGGCGTCATCTCGACGGCGAATACAAGGCCCGGACATTCAACGCCCGCACGGGCCGCGTCAGCTACGTCTGGACGCGTCGCTCGCGCCACTGGCCGAACCACCTGTTCGACTGCGAGGTCATGCAGCTCGCGGTCGCGCTAAAGGTGGGACTGCTCTCCCTTTCCACGCCTACCTCCACCACCACCGATGACGAAGACTGACCCCGACCCCCTACTGTCCATCTGCGAGCTGGCCGCGAAATTGGGTCGGCATCGTTCGTACGTCCACGCAATGAAGCGGCGAGGGTTCCAGATGCCGGGAGGGCGTGCGAGACTATCGCAGGCGCTGCGGTGGCTCGGCCGAAATCCGCAGCCGCGAAGCAATATGCGACACGGCGGAACACTACGCAACTAACGGTCCTGCCGTTAGTGCGGTAATATTGGGGGCGTGGCTATCACGACCGCGTACGCCCGAATCTTCCTTCGCTCGCTGTGCTGGCAGCGCGAGGCTACCGGCACGCCGCTGATCGAGCTGCTGCGCTGTACCGCGCAGGCCCGACTGGACGACACGGCCACGGGCCAGACCATCACGGGCTCGAGCGCGAACGGTGCCTCGGTGAGCTTTGCGACTCCCGGTGGTCGTGCCCTCACACCCACCGACCTGGTGGAGCTGTGCTCTCACCTCCTCGACCTGTACGACGCGGCTGTAGTCGCGCTCGGCGAGGAGGCATCCGACGCCGACCTCTGCGCGTGGATGCTCGACCGAATCACGGACAACCGGCGCACCGTCGCCGACTTCTCGGGGGTGACGACGTGAAGCTCATGGAGGCAGTCGGATCCCGGCTCCAGCGAGCGGGCCAGTACCTCGCGGGATACCGCGTGACGGAGCCCTCGAAGCTGCGCGGAGACTGGCAGCGTCCAGTCCAGTCCAGCCGCCTCGACCTACCGAACGCCAAGCGTCTCCAGATCGTAGGCGTGGCTCGCGAGATGGAGCGCAACGATGCCATCGTGCAGCGATTCCTCGACCTCCTGGAGCTGTACGGAGTAGGCCCCGGCGGACTTACGCTACGCGCCGCGACAGGTGACGCAGTCTGGAATAAGGAGGCCGACCAGGTCTTCCAAGACTGGAGCAAGTACCCGGACCTCACGAGCCGGCAGTCGTTCGGCCAACTCCAGCGGCTCATCATCCGCGAGGTCGCCGTGGCCGGTGAGGTCTTCGTCCTCCTGACCCGGTCCAGTCACGGACGGCCGCGCGTGCAGCTCATCGAGACGCACCGGGTGCGTAATCCCTCGGGCATCCTGTCGCTGCCGGATTACCTCGATGATGGTATCGAGATGGACGAGGTCGGCCGTCCGGTCGCGTACTGGGTGCAGTCCGAAGACCCGCGAAGCGGCCAGGCGCGCGGAGAGTTCCGGCGCATCGCCGCCGAGGACATGGTCCACATCTACGACCCGAGCCGTGTGAATCAGCGGCGCGGCCTCCCTCTCTTCTATGCGGTCCTGAACGACCTCATCGACCTCCAGGAACTCCAGTCGCTGGAGATGCGGGCGGCGAAGGACAACGCCCGCGTGACCCGCGTCAAGACCCGCTCCCTAGACACGCCGAGCGACGGCATCGGCGCGAGTCTGCGCCGCCCTGCGAGTGACCCGGATGAGCGCGAGGTGGATGAGGAAAATGTCATCGGGGGCGAGCAGTTCAACCTTAAGCCCGGTGAGAGTCTCAGCGTCCTTCAATCGAACCGCCCGTCGGTGGCGGTGCAGCAGTTCTGGGACTACGTCGCGGCGAGGGTCGCCGCCGGCGGCGGACTGCCGATCGAGCTCATCCTGATGCGGTCTCTCCAGGGTACCATGGCGCGGGGCGCCTTCGAGATGGCCAATACCTTTTTCCGGGCGTGGTCGACCGCGATGGCCGAGCCGCTCGGGCTCATCCGCGAGTACGTGCTCCAGTCGGAGATGGACCGCGGCTTTTTGCGCGCCGGTCCGTCCGACTGGCGCGCCTACCGCTTCACGCCGCCCCGCTCTATCACCGTGGACGTGGGGCGCAACTCCTCCGCCCTCATCGCCGAGTACCATGCCGGATTCCGGACCCTGGAGGACATCTGCGGGGCCGACGGCAAGGACTGGCGCGAGGTGCTCGCGCAGCGCGCCGCCGAGATCGCCGAGGCCAAGCGCATTGCATCCGAGCACGGCCTCACGACGGAGGATCTCCTCCAGACACACACCTCCACCACGGCCTGAATATGCCACCGACCCGCAAGCCCCACGAGGCCCCGAAAGACAAGGCAGCAGCCGCTGCCAATCGCTTCCGCGCGGAGCACCGCGCCGACGGCAAGGAGCTGCACCTGTACATCCTCGGACCCATCGCCGACATGCTCTGGTGGGGTGACGAGGTCACGCCGAAGGCGGTGCAGCAGGCGCTCGCCGCCAAGGGCGACGCGGACTCCGTCCACGTCCACCTAAACAGCTACGGCGGCAGCGTGATCGCCGGCATCGCGATCTTCAACCTTCTCCGCAACTCCGGCCTGCGCGTCGTCGCCTCGGTGGAGGGCATCGCGGCCAGTGCCGCGTCGCTGATCCTCATGGCCGGTGACGAGCGCCACGTCCCGGAGAATGCCTTCGTCATGGTCCACAATCCGTGGACCTATGCCGTCGGCGAATCGGAAGACCTGCGCAAGACGGCGGACACGCTCGACCAGATCGCGGGCGCTCTCGTTGCCACCTACGCGAAGCGTGCCGGTCTCGACGAGGACGAAGTCAAGGGGATGCTCGACGCGGAGACCTGGCTGAACGGCAAGGAGGCTCTCGCTAAGGGGCTGGCCACGCACACCGACGCAGCCGTCGAGATCGCGGCCGCCGTCCGCCCTGTCGTCGGCCGCGCCGCATCCGGCCTGCCCGCCGCCCTCGCCGCCGCCCTCGAAGAGGATGACGATGAGGAGCCTGAGGATGACGAGGACGATCCCCCTCCGCCGAAGCCTGAGGATGACGACGAGGAGGATGGCGAGGAGGAGGAGGCCAAGGCCCTCGCCGCCGCACAGCAGCAGGTCACGGACCTCCGCGCCAGCCTCGCCACCGCGAAGGTGGATCTCGCCATCGCGCAGGGTCGCATCCGAGCCGATGCCCGCGAGGCGGTCCTCGCCGCCGCGCTAAAGGCCGACGATGCCGATGCGCTCCTCGCCGCGTGGCCCAAGGCGGGCGGGGCGGATCCCGTCCGCATGACCACCCAGGACGCGCAGCCATCCTTCCTTGGCCCGCACCTCCAGAGGGTCGCCGACCACTTTCGGACCCAGCGCCACCAGGCGCGGAACTGATATCACCACACACCACCACAGCCATGCCTACCACCCTCCTGGATATCGCGAAGCTGAACGGGAACGACCCCGTTGTCGGCCTGATCGAGGCGTCCATTCGATACTCCCCGGAAGCTGAACTCTTCCCGTTCCGCACCATTCGCGGAACCAGCTACAAGACCGCGCTCCGCACTGGTCTTCCCACCGCATCATTCCGCGCAGCCAACGAGGGCGTGACGCCCTCGAAGTCCACCTTCACGGACAAGATCGTCGAGTGCTTCATCCTCGACTCTCAGATCGAGGTGGACAAGGCCGTCGCCGATGCCTACGAGGACGGCCCCGAAGCATTCCAGGCCCTCGAAGCTGCCGGCGTCATGCAGGCCGTGCTGCGGAAGCTCGGCACACAGATCTACTACGGCACCGCCGCCGACGGCAAGGGCTTCCCTGGGCTGAAGGCCTTCACGCCGAAGGGCGCGAAGACCCTGAACGGGGATGATCTCACGGTGGACGCGGGCGGCAGCACCGCCTCCACCGCGTCCAGCGTGTACCTGGTCAGCTTCGGCAACCATGCCCTGACGCTGATCGGTGGCCGCTCCAAGTCCTTCGAGCTGGAGCCGTGGCGCGTCCAGACCATCACGAAGGACGGGAAGAATCTGACGGCCTACGTCGCCGCGCTGACCGCTTGGTTCGGGCTCCAGATCGTGGACGAGAACTCGGTGCGGCGTATCCTCAACGTCACCGCCGACAACGGCAAGGGGCTGACGGACGCATTGCTGGCGAAGGCCATCGGCACGTTCCCCGTCGGCTTCCGGCCGGACGCCATCCTCATGTCCCGCCGGTCGCGGGCGCAACTCCAGGCGTCCCGCACGGTGACGCTGTTCGGTCAGGGCAGGACCCGCCCGGATCAGTCCGCCGTCGCCCCGCTCCCCACGGAGTACGAGGGTATCCCGATCATCGCCACCGACTCGATCCGCGACGACGACGCCATCGAGTAATCGACCGCCACACCTCACAACAGGAGATTCATCGTGAACGCCAATAGCACCCGCAGGGACGCCGAACTGAGCGTCTCCCGCACCATCGCCGCCGCCAACGGCAACAATGTGTCGGAGGGCATCGACACCGGCCCGCTCAACCCCCACGCCTCGATGGGCATGGTCGAGATCGAGGTGGCCATTCCGGCCCTCTCCTCACACACCGACACGACCAAGAACCTAACCGTGCAGGTCCGGGACTCGGCAGACAACTCGACGTTCGCGGCCGTGGCTGCCATCCCGTCCATCGTCATCCCCGGCGTGGCGTCGACCGGATCCGCCGCCACGACCCGCCGGTTCAAGGTGCCCGCCGACCAGATCCGTCGGTACATCGGGGTCTACACCGCCGTGGATAACGGCGGCCCGACGCTCACCTCCTCCAGTGTCACGCTGAGTCTGCTCACCTAACCACGGGAATCGTCCATGCCTGCGGGCCTCACAGCACTCTCGCGCGGCATGAGCACGCTGCGGGCCACCCACGGAGAACGATACTCCGTGGGTGGCCGCTCGTGCTCTGCTGTGCGGCAGGAACGTGAGACCAAGGACGCGATGGGGAACCAGGTCTGGGAGACCGTGCTCCAGATCGCCCGCCAGGAGCTGCCCAGCGTGCCCCAGGAGGGCGCGGTGGTCATCGGTCCGAGTGGAGAGTCCCTCCGGGTTATCGGAGTCCGTCCTGGGCCAACCTCGGCATATCTGCACCTAGTCGTCACGGAGGTCCCGCGATGATCAGCGTCGACATCGACACCCGCGAGCTGGACCGGTACCGCGAGAGGCTCGGGCTGTACATGCAGCTGAATCGCCGCGACGTAAAGGAGCTGGTCCGGCGCAAGGGGAATGACCTGCGCATCGCGCTGTACCGGGAGTACCGTCGCTTCGCGCCCGATCCCGGCGAGTCGATCCTGGAGGCTAAGGCACGGTCCTGGCGCGTCCGTCGCCGTGGCGTGGGGATCAGCCCGGCGGCCCGCAAGCGCGCGGCCGCGAAGCTCGGCGGGCACCAGTCCATCCTCGTCAGCGATGTCCGCGAGTCTGTCAGCAAGGCAGGCACGCGCACTATACGGCTGACCGGAGTCCGTCAGACGAAGCGCGGCCAGCGTACGACTGGCGGACGAAGCAATCGCGGGGGGCGTGCCGTCTCTGGCCTTGATGCACTCATTCGCGAGCCTGGCGATATCGTGCTGAACAGGCGCGCTGTGGAGGTCGTCGAGGAAGTGAACCTCCGGGAGAAGGCACGCGTGGCCGCAGCGACGGGCTGGCTCGCTGGTCGCCGCTCTGAGGCAGAAGGAGCTTGGCGCCAGCGTCCGCGAGTCCGTCCGCAATCGCACCGGGACCATGCTGGGCGTGATGGATTTCACCGCCGCCGGCGACGCGGCCCGCATCTCGTTCACTAACGCGGCCTACTCCGCCAGGTATGTCGAGGCGCGTGGAGCCACGGCCCGTGCGCTGCGCGCTGCCACGTCCGACCTCGACGAATACATCGCGCGAAAGACGCGCGACACCATCCTCGAAAGCGGGGTGGCCCGATGAGCCTGCGCCGCCACCAGATCTTCGGCGCGGTCAAGGACCTGCTCTCTGCCGCGCCCTACCTACAGGGCGTTCCGGTCATCTCGGACGACGGCCGCCGCGAGAACACGAAGGCGCAGGAGGATGCACTCCTGACTGGCCACGGTGTCGTCATCGCCATCCCGCCGATCCTGCGCGAGGTGCCGGATGAGCACAGTCCGAGCGGCTACATGACGCGGGCACAGTTCGGGATCCACCTGCGCACAAATCCAGAACGCCGTGGAACCTCCGGCTTCGATCCCGACCTTGGCGTCGAGGCCATACAGTACGCCATGCTAGGCCAGCCCGCGGTGCACCCGAACCTCCGCTTCCGACCCATCGCGCCGGGCGTCACCCACCTGGATGCAGATGAGCCGAACCTGACGCACGTCCTCTTCTTCGAGGTGCCGGTTGGGGTATTCCCGCCGGCCCACGAAGAGCACACACCCCCGCCCCTGCCATGATTATCGCCACCATCCTTTTTGCCCTCATTGGCGCCTCCATCGGCTACTTCTACGGCCGGTCCGCTCCGCATTGGGAGAGGACCGAGAACCCGCGTCCCCACCAGCTCGCCGACGACTGGTACTGGACCGCCACCGGCCCCAACGGGCGCAAGATCATGCTGACCGAAGAGGCTGTCGTCGTCGCTGAAG